ATGACTCTATATCAGACTGATACATATCTAGTTCAGACACTTTACCCATTTATACTCCCATTGTTGTAAGGACATAGACTTCTGACATCGCAATATGCTTGACATTTTCTACCGTCCCAGGTTTGTTCTTTATTACATTTTTGAGGTAAGTTCCCTGTTTCAAGAGCTTTTACAAGCTCGTCTCTAGCAGAAAGAAACTTATTCTCTAACACTTCATCGTCATACTTAGGTACTTCAATCAGGTAAATATGTTTGTCTAGTCCTCTTTCTCGAGCTACTGCTAGCCCGCCATCTCTTAACGTGACTTGTATATACATATTGTCAACGTCATATCCAGATTTATTGAGAAGATATCTATACCAATTTACCTGCCAGCCCCAGTCTCCATAGTCTGCTAAACCTTCGTCGCGATACCATTGTTTAATCATTTTAGGAGAACCTTTTTTTCCCCATTTACCGCTCATCTTATATTTAGCACCAGACGGGTCTGGAATTAACTTATATGTCATCCCTAATAATTTAGCGCATTTGTAAGAGCCAGTGTTCTTATAGTCTAGTAAGGTATTAGTCTCCTTATCGTATAAGTCGGCTATACCAGTTATGTCAAACTCTTCTAGCTTTTCTTCTAACATATGTCTTTCGTCTTCGTGTTGTTCTAGTCGAGCGTGATGCATTGTTCCTGCTAGAGAAAATGCTCTATCTTGAGGGTCTATATAATATTCTTTAGTCCTTTTAAGATAAGATTCGCACGCTCCATTTAACAACTCAGTCGTAGACGGCTTCCTATTAGGGTCTCTTTCTTTCGACATTTCAATTAAAGTAGGTAATGACATACCCATTTTAACAATATCGACATTGCCCTTACTTACATCTTCAAATGATACTTTACTTCCATCGGGGTAAAGAAAACCAATTGCAGGCATTTTTTGTCTCCTTGTCGTTTACATAATCTGTCATCAAACTATGTAGTTTATCTTTAATTGACACACCTTCTTTTAACGTCTTAGACTTAAACTT